TTTTGATACAATGTTCTCATTTAGCCAAGCATCGAACATATAATCAATATTATCGTATGCTTTACCAATTTCTTTCGGGTTTTTATATATAATGGCATGAGTTGTCCATGCCCCATAAATTCTGAATAAATTATCGCTATATCTCTCAACATGACCGATCACATTTGCTCCTAAATAGCATAAATCCCAATTCTCAGGGAGTTGTGATATAACCTTTTCTATATGACTATTCTCCTTTAAAAACACATCATCCTCAAATAATAAAAGCATATCATCGCTTGTTTCCATGATATGCTTCATACTCTTATTAAAACTTAGCTTTGGCTCGCTATCCTCCAAAGCATAAATGACATCAGGTATTATCTGATGTCTGTCCAAATGCCGTAAAGTCCCGATTAGTCTATCGGTTGCGTTTCGTGTAGTTAAAATTTTAGTAAGCATAAAAAATAAGGGGAGAGAAATTCCCTCCCCTATTATTATTCATCTTAGATAGCACCATAAACAGCAGCAGAAGGCTGGAACTGGAGAAGTTCGCAACGAGCTTCGGCGCGGAATGTGATGAGGTTTTTGATGAAGTCGTCCTGATCAAACTCAGTAGAACGAACTGCAAGACCACTTTGTTGAGCAATAGCAAATTTGCTAGAGTCCATTACATAGATCTTAGAAGCTGTAACCAAAGAGTGAGGAATAACAGGAACACCAACGATTCTAACGTTACCCATGTTGTCGATAACAACACCACCAGGTACAGAATAATCAGTTGGCTTAGTTTTCAACAAGCCAGCCCATCCTGCATGAGTTGTCAACGCAATGTTTGGAGTCCATCCAAGTGCGCCAAGTTGAGCAACATAATCAATGAACTTCTCAGCGGTATTAGCACCAGAAGAAGAACCTGCAGTTGCGCTTGAAGCAATAGCATTCAGATAATAAGTATCTTCAGCTTTTTGGAAATCTTCAATCAAAGACTGTTGCAAATAAGCTTGCAAGAAAGGAAGGTCATCAATCATTTGACGAGAAACCTTAGCATAACCAGCGATGAAAGACAAAGCGGTATTTACTACAGTTACATCGTAATCAACTTGAGGTTTAGCAGAACCTTCAGTTTGCTTACCAAAAGAACCTTCACCAACAGGGCTATTGCCACGTGGGAAAGAAACTGATCCTGTGCTTACAGGGATGATGTTGAATACGCTTCTCAGGTGAGGGTTAACAAAAGACCTCATGAAAGGATTGTCAACATAAGAAACATAAGCAGAACCAGTCAGGTTGCTTGATTCAAGCATTACGCCAACAGATTTCAGATCCAATTCGAAATTGAATCCTTTACCATTACCACGAGCAGCGGTTTTGATATCGTTCCATCCTTTCTCGATAGCTGCGCCAATTTCGCTCTTAATGTTAGCGATATGCTCACCATAAGATTGTGCAACTTTCTTCTCAGCCTTAGCAGCCAATTTGCCGAAAGCGGCTTTAGCTTCATTAACTTGTGCAAGAGCTTCAACAATTGTAGAATTGTTTTTTTCCATTTTCTCGTTGATCTCATCAACTTTGCTTTCAAATGCTTTAGCAGCCTTAGCAGTTTCAACAGCTACTTCAGCCTTTTGCTCTGCCAATTTAGCGGCAAGAGCATCTTCGAATTTTTTAATTTCTTCCATTGTTTTTAGATTTTTTTGATTATTGATATAAAACTCTCAACAGGAACTTTCACTTCTTTTGGCTGCTCAACTGATTGCTCTTGCTGAGTGCTACTCATTTTCTCTAGAACCTGTGCTAATTGCCTAACTTTAATAATACAAAGTTCGATAGTTTCATCGGAAACATCGCTATTTCTTATGAACTTTTCAAATGATTTTATTTGGTCTTTAATCTCCTCTACATCATTTATTCCCTTCATTCCAATCAAAGGTGTATTTTCATTCGCTCCCCACGCAGTCAATGATGATCCTTCGTAAAGTTTTACATCAAATATTTGATTGTGGTCATTTGCTTTTTGCTCCCTCAATGTTTGGAAACCGATTGAATGTTCACTAATTAGACCACTATCAACCATCTTGATGAAATCTTGACCAAGTTGATGATTCCCGATTTGAGAACGATAATAAAGACCATAATTATCTTCCTTCAAATCCATAATCTTTCCAAGCGGCTTTGATGGATCGTGATTCAATAGATGTTTAATCCTTCCTTTCCCATCTGGTCCCCAATCTTGGATCGATCTTTTGAAAGCTCCAGGCATTATGACATCGCCATCCGAATCAATACTATTAAATGCCGAAAAGTAACCTTCTACGATTCCTTTCTTTACATCCACGTCTTTTACCTCAAGTCCGAGGCTTTTATACGAATAAATCATTCCACTTGTTTTATTGTTATCTATTTGTCTTAATTTCCTAATCGCCCACTCAATTCCTGCATCTCCACCCCAAGCATCCCACATGATACCACCACATCCTTCATCATAAGGCACATCTTTATTTTGTTGATGCCTTTTGAATGAAGCCATTCTAGCAATTGTGTCCCGTGATAAACTTTCACGATTTGCTAGTTGCCTCGCTCTTGCCCAGCCAACAGGAGTACCACAACTTGATCCATTCTCTTCTTTGTACTTCAACGCACGTTTAGCATTGTTAGTCGCTGCCTCTGGATAATCGTTGTAAGTTTCCTCTTTCGTTTCAAAATCCTTTCGCTCTGAAACCAAAATGCCTTGTGCTTCGGTATTGTCACGAATAAGTTTAATTTCATCTTCATTATTATCGTAGTGAGTACCAATGCCAAGTCTTTTAATTGTTTCCCACTTCATTTTACCATTTGTGAAGTATACTCTTGAATGTGGGATACCAACTTTATCTGCAATCGCATAAACAGCCTCACTATCTTCTTCCTGCCTTCTAGTTACAATATAAACAGTCTTTCCTTCTTCAATCAATTGCATTGCTTTTTTTTGATACCTTTCTTGAGTCAAAGTATCATCAAAATCGAAACTCACCTTGTTTTTATCCAATGCCTTTGATTCATTTGCTGCCTCAGGATGTTGTGCCAAATAAGCCTGATATGCACGCACCGCATTAGCTCGTGATGTGTACATACATTGACCATCTCCGATCCTATATTTCCCGTTACTTTCGCAGTAATAAATTGGCATATATTTTTTTAATATGATTTATAAAATCATTATAAGGCATATCAGATTTAGCAATATTACATTTTTTACAACAAGTAACAACATTCCCTCTTATATATCCTTTTTTACTGTCAACTCTATCAATTCCATTATAGCGGAATATAGTTGAAAAATGATTTTGCTTATAAATATAAGTATTTGAATTATAATCTCCGCAATAATGACATTTATCTTTAAATAATTTTAATACTTCATCTCCAGTTAAATTTGATGATAATCCTTTATGGATATATCTTTTTTTTAATCTAGCTAATAAAGAATTGGCACAAATTAATTCAATATCTTTTTCTTTAAATTCATTTAAAGATTGTCTTTGCCTTTTACAATTTCTACAAAGTTTACCCTTACGTTTATATTCATCAATTCTTTGAATTGATTTCTTTTTACAATCATCACAAATAAATTCAACAACAGATCTTAATCTGCCATTTTTATCTATTTTAGTAAATTTTTTAATATCAAATTCAAATAATTCCATTACTTCATTATTAGATTTCCATTGTTATCTCTCTTTGGTATAAAACCAACAGTACATCTACAATTTATAGTAAACCCAGCAGGGGCGGTAATATCACCTGGAAGCATTGCCGCAACAGGCTCACCTTTCTTCCCTGTAGAGTTAAAAGTTTCATTAAGTCCAACAACCACACCATCCAATTCAACATGATCAAACTCATCGGCAGGTATTCTCCTAGTCCTTGGATCAATCTTGCTTATCCATTGCTTATCAACTTCAAATTTATGAGATTGTGCGCCTAAATATGCCCCCATATTTGATGCTCTCATAACTTCAGTTCTTACAATCCTTCTCGCTCTCATCACAGCATAAGATAAATTCTCATCACTTGTAATCGATTTCACAATATCATCAACACTCAACCCTTCCTCAATTCCTTTCGATACAATTTGAAGTAATTTATCTTTTGTTGTTTTAGTTATGTCAGCAACAAGAATAAATCCTTGTTGAGCCAAAAAATTCAACACATCGTTTGTCCATTGTCTATTAAATCCAAAAGTTTCGCCTTTTTGCCCACTATCGATTTTAATGGCTCGATATGTTGCATTCCCAAACAACACAACTGACTCTTTATATAAACTTTCAAAGACCTTTACTAACTCTTTTTCCCAAATATCCAAACCCAATCTCACTCTTGCCCCATCAACACCATAATCTTTAATATCCTTAGCAAATCTACTAAATTGATTTAATATGCTTTTTTTAGTAGCCTCAAAATATTTGCGATCAAGTCCCGCTCTCAGTCGTTCTATTTTCGTCCAATATTGCCTTCTCTCTTTCGCGTTCATTGATCAGTTTATTATAATACCATTCTCTCATTCTCGCCATCTCCCTCTTCTCAATTAGGCATCTCCTTTCCCCCGCCGTTATTGGGTAACGAGTCATTACTATTGACCATAGAGTCCCCACTCTGATATCCTGCTTCATTTGCATTAGATAAGTCTTGTTCTCCTAGATTATTAAGCGCTGTCAAATCAGGAATAGTTAAATCCATTAATACTTGCTCCAAAGCTACCAATCCCTGGTTTACATAAGAATGCTCATAAGCCTCACCACGCTCACTATAATTCATCGCCACGCGCTTCTCGTTAAATGTAAGCCAGTTCGCATCACGAAGTGATCTTACCATTCTCTCCATGTCTTGTTGCATCTCAGGAAGTGCTGTAATATCGAAATCGATATACATTCCTTGCCCATATCTTGGAACTAGCCACTTGTTCAACTCGTCCCTCAATTGCGCACACATTGGCACAATTGTATTTGTTATCAAATCGCGCATTGCGTTTTGATAGTTGTTATAACTAGATACATCAACATCAAACAACACCGCAGGCATTCCAAATACCCTACACCATTGATGAAGGCTCATTTGCATCGTCTTTACAAGCTCCATATCTACCGAACTCATCCCGAAGTTCAAATAATCCCATGGAGTCTGTAATACACTTATTTTTCCTTTATTGTCAACTCCGTTGATTTTCTGATTAACCGCTTGTTGAATCTGTGATGCTTGCTCCAAGCTTGGCTGTGGAATCACATTGTTAACAGGTTTAGGAGTCAACGCTCCTTTTGAGCCGCCATTTCCTGTCATGAATGCACTCGCATCAGCAGCGTTGTTACTCATTCTTAGGGTCTTATAAGCAGCACGCAAAGGAGATAAACCACGAAGATGTGTTCTTGTACTAGCATTGAAATCAGGATTCCATGTTTTCCATTGACACACATTTGGTTTCGCTAAATCAATCCCACCACTTACTTGCAACTTATATCCCAATATACCATATAGATCGTTAGGATCTGGGTAAATTTCTAAAAATTGAGTAGGCAATACGTTCAACTCAGCGAATCCTCCACCTACCCCGCCATCGTTACCATAGATATTACCTTCACCACTCAAGAACCTATAACCGAATAAATTCTCAAAAAACTGATCCTGTGCTTGGTAAGAGTTAGGCTGCTCCAAAAGACGAGCAAGTGGCGTATTCATCAAGATATTCTCGCTATATGCGTTTTTCCTCTCAATAATCGCCCTTTCAAATGCACCTTGATTCATTATGCCTTTTGAAAGTTGCTTATATCTTTGAAGGCTTGTGTGTGCTTTCTCCCCTGGATTCAATTTGTAAACATACCAGGGAATACTTGCCGCCTTCCTCGCCAAAAATGAAACGATAGCATATACATCGGCATTTGCCAAATATCCATCTTTCACATAGCTTATCTGATTGTATTCTTGCAAAACCGCGCCATTAATGAATTGCAACGGTTGCGATTGGTTTTGATTGGGATTTATCCCTTTCTTACGGAAAATGTCAAATATTCCCATCTTGTTATATTACACCCCAAGTTATAGTAGGGATGGTAAGTTTACTATAAATACTATATCTCATCGCATCTGTTGCGTGATCACTAAATTTCACAGGCACATCCAGCTTATTCCCATTCCGATCCGTTTTCCATCGGTAGTTTTTCAACTCCTTTAACAAATTTACGGATTCGTGGTGAATAAACAATGGTGTTGATTTTACACATCTTATCCCCTCTGTCACATCTTTATTCGCGTGCTTCGCATTATATCCATTCCTCACTAGTTCTTCAATAGTTTTCGGCTCTGCGGCATCGCAAAATATCTCGTCCGATAAGTCAATATTAAGTTGTTTCATCCGATCTACCAAATCGTTAGTAGTTAGTTTTGTTTCATAAATAATTTCTTCAACATATACTGCTTTCTCGACAAATGTACATTTTACAAGTGCAGATGGATTATTATACCCAAAGTCAAGACCATAAACCACTTCTCCATCAGGAATATTCTCAGTCGTTTTCCAATGCGTATAAATCAAATCCTGGCTTAACCCCCTTTCTCCAAGTCCATAAATCTGCCAATAGTTTGGATCGGCATCCTTCAGCCTCTCAAGTTCATCGACCAATTCTTTTGGAAGGAATGGATTGTCGCGGAATGTCGTTATAAAGAAATCAGCATCATCTCTCGGTATAACTGAATCATAAATCCATGATGAAAGGTCTGAAGGGTTATAGTCCAACACTATTTTACCCTCCGTACGCATAATCAACTGCATCCATGCCTCATAAGTCAACTCGTTTGCCTCATTTGCGAACAAATAGTTCCTAGCTCTACCTCGTATCTTCTGTGGTTGGTCGGCACTCACAAACTCGACCATATTGCCATTCAACACATAAGTTTGCTCTGTCTTATTGTGGTTTTTCTCGTCATATATACCTAAACGGAGCAGAATATCAACGAAATCGCGAAGGACTGAGCCTTTTATGGATGGTAAAGATTGACGAACAACTGTTAGAATCTTTCCTTTTTCTTGAAGCAACTTAACGATGAACCAAATTAGGATGTTGTAGGTTTTCCCAGAGCGAGATCCGCCCTGCATTACAGTGATTCTCTTTGTGCTGCCTGTTAAAATTTCAAAGATCTTATTAGTCTGTAGTTTAGCTTCCATAGTCAAGTTTTAAGTGATATCAAAAATTTGAGGTATACAACCCGCCTCCAAAAAGTAATTTCTTATGTACCCCCTCATTATATGGCGACAACTTTGCCATATTGTCACATATATTTTAGTAGTCTAAGTAGTTTATTCATATAAGAGTTATTATGTTAAGTAGACTACTAATTAGTAGTGTGTCAGTTTGCCATGACCTCTTCAGTAGTCATTTTAGGTTTTACGACCTCAATTGATACCTGGTTGAGTTGTCCCTCGATCTTAGATTCAACACGCTGGGTAGGCATTCCGATATAGTAGTTCAGATAGATCTGAATGGCTTTGATGTCGCCTTCCAATACTTTCTCATGCAATGCTTTAAACGCAGCGTCAGCCATTGGGCTTAGCTTCTCAATGATCTCATACTCATCCATCTTACGTTTACGCCCTGCCCCTGGTCTTGCGCCTCCTCTCTTGTTCTTGCGCTCAGTTATCAACTTATCTAGTGTTTCGTCCTTCATCATTTGATTTTGTCTGAATATTCAGATGCGAGCTTTTATTTATTCTCAATCTTTTGCAATGCCTCCATATTGAATTTAAAGCCATTTTCTGACTCTTTCTCCCTCTCATAGATGCGTAGCTTTATCCAACCTTCATCATCGCTTAAATCGTCTATAAATGCCTTAAAATCGATTCGGTAAATATTCAGAATTAAACTGCCATCTGAAGCCTTGCGAATATAGAATCCTTTCTTTTTCACTTGTGTAAAGTGAATAACAAATATTTGAATATCAATACTATTTTAACATCTTGTGAAAAAACTTGTAAAAATATTTGGTTACTAAATATATTTTATACTATATTTGTAGAAACAAAACCAAAAACAATGAAACAAAAAATCACTTTCTATGCAATTTTCGATAATGGTGATAAAATTTTATTTGATGCAATAAGCATTAAATCAGCAAAGTCATTTAAAACAAAATATGCAAAATTAAAAAAAACATATTTTATACAAGGTGGTCATTCTTATACTTTAGCTACAATTGGAGAAAATATTAAAGAATATAAAAAATTAAATTAATGAAACAACTTATCCGCCTCATCATCGTTCTCATCCTTGCTTCAATCATCATTGGACAACTGCAAGACCAATTCTGTCGCTAACTACTAAACTAAAACAAAATGAAAAAGATTGTAATTCTACAGACTTCACAAACAAAATGGGACATTGTACTTGTCAACGAAGATACAAGCACAACATCCACATTATCTAAATCAACATCCTTGCCTTTAGCTACTATTCGCTCTTATTATTATTCAAAGCGATATAATCACCCACAAATCCAATATAGACCATTAAGCGTGTTGCTTAGTGACTCTGCACTTGAAGTCTTTGGATAAAACCTCAATCAGTTTATCTAGATCAACATTGTAAGGGGCAAACACTTGAAGTTTAAAATCATTCATGTGTTTGTCCCTTATTGTTTCCTTACAATACCTTATAAGATTAACAAAAGGATCAAATTCTATTTTTAGCATATCATTCACGACTTTCTCTCCATGAATTACTGTCGCATGGTCATTTCCAACAAATCTACCTAATTGCTTATACGGTATCCCTAAATACTTCCTACAAAGCCAAAAAAATATCTGTCTAGACATTACAATATCTCTCTTCCGATTAGAAGAAAAAAATTGCTCTTTTGTTACTCCAGTTGCTTGCAAAACGATCTCTAAAACTTGCTCTTTATTCATATAAAATATATTTTAAAAATAATCAATGTTTAAACACTGTACTCGATGTCCTCTATAATTTCGTGTTTTTAAC